TCCATACCCTGAATATTTTCCCAACCCTTAAGATTAGCAGTTACGAAAATATCAATATTAAGCTTGCTTGCATCGGCTTCAGAAAGCAGACCTTCATCAATTTCTTTCTTGAAAGGCCGGGTTTTGGCTTCAAAAGTCTTAAGCCAAAGGGGATTAGACCGGCCAGCCCTGGCAATAATGAAAGCCGGAATAGAGCCATCATCGTTAGCCTTAAACTTGATCTTAATTCCGTTTTCTTCACAATTCTTATTAGTTTTGAACTGGGAATAAATAGACATTGGGTCTAATCCTTTTAAAAACCCCTAGGACCATTCCCAGGGGTTGATAGAGCAATTATACAGGCATTGCCGAATTAGGCAAGTAACTAAAGAAAGTCATCAAAAGCGTATGACCGGCAACGCTTTCATTAGCGTTCATATCAATGGGAATAGTAATAGCGGCATCCTTTTCAACCTTAAGCCTACCGTTGCCTAAAGACATAGAAGGAATGTCAATAACAGTTCCCGCATTCTTGTGGGCAAGAATGACATTAAAGCCAACATCGGAATTGTTGCGAACAGCGTTAACAGCCCCAACGGTAGAGAAATAAGCAGTAAGGGAACCGCTAATTATAAAATCACCAGCGGTAGCGTCAAAAGCGCCAAGGGTTCCCAACGCCTTAGTAGGCTTAACACCATTGTTAATAACCAGTTTGGCATCGTTGACATAAGCAAACAAAGGCGAACCGTTCACATTAAGCGGATCAACAATGCTAAGCTTAATCCGATAAATATCAGAAGACGTATTGAAAGCATTTTCAGCAACGGCAGGAATACGAGTTCCGGCCTTTACACCGGTAGCGCCATCGCGAGTAACGTAATTCATAGCAACAAAGGTTAAATCAGCGGTAATCGCATCAGCTTCGGGAATGTTGAGCGTAAATTCGTTAGGAATAGCGCCTTCATCATATTCAGACTGAACACCGGTTCCGTCATCACCTAACTGCCGTTCAAGCTGATAAGAACGGCGCTTGATCAAAGTGGAAGTTTCATTCTTAAGCGATTTACCAAAGAACATGCGGATAAGCTTGCCGGTTCCGGTTTCGGTAGAAGGAACAAAAGTGGTATCATCAAAAACAATAGTATGAGCGGCAATGGAGCGAATACGAGCATAACCAGGAAGGTTAACCGCAAACTTATTAGTAGCAGAATCCCCACCAATGAAAACCCATTCGCCAGCAACCAACCTTAAAGTAGTGAAGTCAAAAGCGGTAGAAGTCATGCTAACGCCACTTGCGGCAACAGCCAAGTTAATATCAGCGGAAGCAAACTCAACTCCAACCACTTCCACTTTCAAATCAGCGGTAGGAGCGGCCTCGTCAACCTTAACAGCGGTGCCCACAAGAGTAGATGCCGTGGCACTAGCCACAACGTCAAGGCCGTTATTCGCGGCACTAGCGGAACCGGAAACCATGATTAAATGCTTGGGAAGGAAAACGCCCAAACCAGCAGCAGCCGAAAAGGTTTTAGTGCTTCCAACAATGCCAGTAAAAACAATAGCTGTTCCATTAAAGGGCTGAGTGCTAGGTTTTTCCCTGGCATCGGCAAAAAAGAAACCCTGCAAAGTTCGCTGCATATTACTTTGCATAAAATCGGTATTAAAACCACCAGAGGCGTCAAGGTCAGTCATCGCGCCCTTTTTAACAGACCGATTGGCATTAATAGGGTTTCGCGCAACATTCTTAAACTGGCCGCCAAAGTCAGAAAAAGAGTTAGGTTCAAGGGAATACCAAATAGGCGTCCCAGTAAGGGTTTTCAAGGATGCTTCTTCAGCAATTGCAAAACCAGTGAGGTTAGAGTCTACTTTATTCGGTGCAGTCATTTTCTTTCTCCCTTAGTTAACTTCATCAAATTGAAATTCAGCAACAACAATTTTTCTTATTGCGCCGTTTTCCGGTGAAACTTCCTTTATCCTTGCATTGCGTAAAATAACATTTGCGGTTCTATTTCGGAAACAATTTTGAACTAAAGCAGAAAGTAGCAAAGTTTTATCTTCAGAATCAGCCCTTTTTGGTGCAAAAATTTGAAAGAAAATTAAACCAAAAGTTTCAAAACGCTTGGAACCCTGAGTAACAACATTTTCACATAAAGTAGACTGTTCACACAAAACGCTATTGGTTGAAACTCTAGCCCAAAATAAAGCAGCATCAGGAATGGTTCCATCGTCTTCACCTGGAAAATAAATTCTAGGCGCATAACCAACAATAGCATTTGCACCTAACCAAGCTGTTTGCAAAGCGTCAAACATTTCATTTAAAGCACCTTTATAATCTGTGGTCATACGTCAAACTCCACAATATGCATGATAATTTGACCGTTTGGCGCTAGAGTATCAGCAGCCTTAATTGTTAATTCGTTACCGTCACGAATGAAAATATCATTTAACTTTGGCTCATATTGAAACGAACCGCAGTAACCGCGAACAGTTCCTTTAGCTATTTCAGTTCCCGAAAGATACTGTAACAACTCTTTTCCAAACTGGCTTGCTCCACTAACAGAAGGGCTAAGAAAAACCATTTTAATATCAGTTTGACTAGCAGCAATATCGGTTTTTTCCCTTGGTTTTGAATCATCCAAAGCAACAGGAGAATTAATATGCTTAAATGTGACAGTTTGACCGTATTTTGCAATCAGTCTTTTAACCGTATTAATTTGCCGGTCAAACTGTCCCATTCAAACCCTCACAATCTTTAAACCAAAAGCGCCAGAACCAGTTTTCAGCAAAGGCTTAATCATTTCATCAATCGCTGAAATATAAGGTGTGAACAAGCTTCCAGCATTAACAGCATATTCAGTTTTGATAGGCCCGACGGTTTCAGACTTAACAGCCGGTTCTGTTTGTGTGGGCATTAAAACAGTTCCTAAAGACTGTTCCATAATCAAATGAGAATTCAACTTAACAACCAAAGACGGTATAGAATTGCTGGGAAAATCAAAACCATCAAAGTTAAGATTAGACCTAGGAAACTGTAAAGCTTGGGTTGAAGTGACTTTTTGCCCATTCAATTCATTACGCTTATTTTCGATCCAATCAATAGCATTTGCATTATACTGTTCAACTTTTGTAGGATCAAGCACAACGCCACGCAGAAGCGCATAAGCGATATGGGCCGCCGCTGTAGCGTAGGTGTTCGCCCCTGCCACTTGGGTTCCATCTTCAACAATCAACGCCATGCGCGGCCTCCTGTGCCCACAGAATACACTGTTTTAGCTAACCGTTACGGCACAAGTTGCGGTAATCGTCTTGCCGCTTGCGTAGGTGTAGGTAGCAGTAATGACAGTCGCGCCCGTTGCAACAGCGGTAATTAAACCGTTAGCGTCAACAGTAGCCTTAGCAGCAACGGAACTAGCATAAGTGACATTAGCGGTTAACAAACTAGCGTTAAGCGCCGTTAAGTCGTTGCCAGTTACAATAATTGGATAAAGCTGTTTAGTAGCCAAAGCCGCAAGCGTTACACTTGCAAGAATCTTAAAAGCGGTAGGCTTATCAGCATGAATGCCAGCATAAACAGGAACCGCATTAAAAGCAGTCGGAATGGTTCCGGCCACAAAATCGCTAGTTTCAATGCCATAGCCAAAGCTGGCAGATTCAGCACCGTTGCGAACAGCGATGTTATAATTACCACCTAAGTTATTGAGCAAAGCAATTTCGGCGGCTTCAGTTGTAGTAGGTGTAAAACCGGCGGTAAAGTAAATAATTTTCTTAGCCATCATTTCCCCTTATTATGCGTTAGGCGTCCAAACAGGTTTTACTTTTTCGGCTTTGGCTTGTTTTTTGGGGCTGGCTTCGGCTTTTCCATTTTCTTCAGCATTTCGCTTTTGGTCATTTTCTGCTTCATAAATCACCCCATAAACCGGAATTTCTTTGTAAGTTTCGGGAACAGCGCCATAAACAAAATCGCACTTTTCAATAGCACAGTCAGCCACAATGAAATTAGCATTGCGGAAACAAACCTTGCCTTCCATGCTATTGCGTTTTTCGATTTCGCTTTTTGTAGCTGTAGTGTCGTTAATGAAGAAAAGTGTTTTTGTCTGTGGCATTTTAGTATCTCAAGTTAAAGGGGCCAGGGAACACAAATGAACCCTGGCCCCTTAATTAAAGGATATTAATTAGTGCGAACGATAACACCGGCCAAATCCTTAACGCTAGTAGCAATTTTATCCCAATTGCTAGCAGTCATTAAAGCGGCATCGGTAGGAGAATGACCACCGCTAGCCTTGTCCCAAGTGAAACCCTTAATCGAAAGATTGTTGCTCCATTCTTGCTGAAGCGTAGTAACGATGTTTTCAAAACCGTTAATAGTCTGTTCGTTCGCGGTATAATCGTTATTGCGTTCAACATCAATAGCGCCGGAAACCAGACCTAAAGTCTGACAAATCTTGGGAGTTCCCGCAGTATAAAGCGCCGGAATATCGGAAATGATAAACAAGCGGCCCATAAAATCTTCAACCACGTTAATAGTTTCAAAGCGGAAAAGCCGATTGGTATTAGTCAAAGCGCCGATAAAGTAATCGTTCATCGCCATGGAATGAGCAACCCAAGCAACAATAGCAGACTGACGATCACCAAACTTAGCAGTTCCACCCTGAAGGGCAATAGGCGTAAGAACATCAAGGTCGGGAGTGGCGCTAGAACCGCCGGTAATATCATTGATGATGGCAGCCTGACCACTCAGGGCCGCATAGGTGGCACCAACAGCGATATTCAGCATATCAGCCATAACGTCACCAGCAAGCTGTTGTCCGTAAGCGGCACCGGCAGCCTGGGGATTTTGCTGAATCCACTTCATCTGACCGGGATTCAGTTCAACATAGGCGCGGGAAGCAAACTTAACCGAAGTATCGGTAAGCTGGGTCATTTTCTTGGCAGTAATCGCGCCGGAACCGTAAGCGTCACGCCGCGCCACAAGGCCGTTAACCTTAGCCCAAAAAACCTTATCGGAATAGTCGCCCTGATTAGCGCCAGCGGAAAGAACGATAGCGCCACGGCTAGCGGTATTAAACTTATCCACTTCCTGAGCAACAACCTCAGTCATAGCGGTATAAGCGTATTCGGAATAAACAGCAAGGTCAGAAAGCGCCATGTTAAATCTCCCTTTAGGATTGTTTGGCAGCGGTTATTCTAGCAGCTAATTCGTTAGGATTCAGCGTAGCTAGATTAATAGGTTTTTCTTCATTATTTCTGTGAAGGCCACCGGCCCCAATTTTGTTAGGCTCCAGACCACCGGCCCCAGATGCCTTACTGCCTACTAGAATAGAACTGAATTCCTTATTTGCAACAATTTCTTTTTCAAAATCGTCAAAGGTCATAGCCGAAGGCTTATGGTCCTTGTCCAAGATGCGATGAACGATTTTTTCTCCATCAAATTCAACAGCAATTCTATCAGCAATTGCCAATTTAAAAAGCCGTTGAGAATCGGACTTAGCCAATTTACCAGCGAAAGTAGTAAGCAAACTATCCTTAGCAGAATCAACCAAATGATTTTTAAGCTTAGAATTTTCGCCAGTTAATTCACTTTCCTTAGTATCGTATTTTTCTTTCCAAGACTTTTCAATAGCTTCTACATTGCCATCCTTGCGGTTCTTCTCGCCGGTCAATTCTTCCATCTTCCGTTCAAGTTCCTTAAGTTTGGCTTTCGTTTCCTTGTGGGCATTTACTTCATTTTCTTTTGCCTGTTTAACAGCATTAACGGCATCGTCTTCATCTTCAATCTTAGCAAGATAATTGCCGTTCTTTTCCTCATATTCGGCCTTCAACGCTTCAGGAAGTGCTTCATATTCGGTTTTGGTAAGCTTGCGTTTCATGGTCACAGACCTTTAAGAGTAAATAGGCACGGCCTATTTGGTTAGTATATTGTTTAACTTGCCAGAAAATTCAAATAACGAAATGTTTTTAGATTTAAGCAAATCGCTTTGAACTGCCTGGGGTTGCTGAAGTGTCCATTGTTCAACCGATTTTTCATCCGGCATTTCTCCAGTATAAGGAACATTGGAGCAACGGCATACCCTATGATACGGTGAAGTAGGACCAGCGCCATAATAAAATATCTGGCCATTCAAAAATAAACAGCTAGGACAAACCCGGCTATCTAAAACCCTCTTCCATTGATAGCGTTTAAAAAATTGCGAAGTAATGCAAGTTTCAATTGTAATAGCAACATGCTGTAAAACTGTTTCAGTTATATTTTTTGCTTCCCTGTCAATAACAGCTAAAGCACTTCCTTTTAAGTTTAACTTTGGATCACCAATAATATCCAACAAAATGCTTTTAACGCCTTCTTTATTTGCAACGCCTTTATTAATAAGTAAATTGATTCTGTTAATAACATCAGGACCAATTTTTTTAATAGTATCTTCAACGCTTAAACCAGTAGCGCCCATTAAACTTAAAAGCAATTTTTCCCAAGTAATAAAATACAAACTTTTCTTTTTATCATTCCTGTTGGAATATAAAATACTTTCCAATTCTTTTTCATCTTCGATAACAAGCAATTCGCGTTCAACCAAATAATTCCCTATCATACCTTTTTGTAAAGTTGTTTCTACCTTGGTAAATTCTTCCAAATTCTTCATTAACTGATTCTGCCAATAATCAAATGTATAAAGAACAATTTTGGCCAAATTGCGTTTAAATTCATTAAGTTCCTTTTTGGTCATTTCGTCCAAAGTATCATAAGGAACTTCTTTAAATCTGTCTTTCAAATCTTTAATAAATTGCGGTAAAAGTTTACGCCATTCTTTAACCTGATTAACCTTATAACCATCAAGATACATTTGATGACGCAAAATAATATCGTATAATCGGCGGTTTATCATTTGACTTTGCCCACAAGTGGCTTAGGCGCAAGCGCCGGGTTGACCAGAGGATTAGCCAAGTCAGCCGCTAAACTATCCATGCTTTCCTGTTCAATTTCAGTCTGTGCAACCTCATCTTCAAGCAATTCAACCTTACCCTTGCGTAAGTTATTTCGCATTTCAGTGAAGCTAGTAGCGCCTGATTGCCATTCCTTAATGGTTTGCGCCCTTTCAGCAACACTCATTTTCGCAATTTCAAAATCACTGTTTAACTTAAATTTAGGGTCAACAGTTGAACCAATGAAAGCTTGGCAATGTTCAATTGCATTTTCAAAAGCTTGGCTTGTATTGTTAGCCAGGGTTGCAAGAATAGAAGTTTCGGAAGTATTGTTCATTTCCGCTTCCGTAGCGGTTTGGGTTGAACTGTTAGGACTAACTAATTTTGCGCCTAACGCTAAAAACTGTTCTTCCTTGTGCTTCATTGCCTCATAAGGCATCGTATTGGGGCTAGGCTGCAAGATGCCAGCCGAAGCGCCCACGGGCAAGGGAATACCGCCCCTAGAGCCTAGCTGAATCTGGCCCTTTAGAACATTGTCGACCCAAGATTGATCAAGGCCAGCAAACCACGTTGTAGGCTGACCAACAACATAACAGCTTTCTTCATAGTCTGCCGAATTGCGATAATGCCCAATATTTAAATTAGCAATGTCATAAAGAACAGGCACTCCAGGTTCGGCAACATTGCTTTCAGTTCCACAAAATTCAAACGGGATTCTCTTAAAAGGTGCGCCAGTTAAATCGGTTGGAACAAAACTTTCTTCTAAATCAAAAATAGGCTGACTAATGCTATTGATAGAACCATCAGCATCGTTAATCGCTTGAAGAATAGAACCGTAAATATCACACTGATAATTTCCATCTTCATTCAACTTAAGAACTCTATAGCGATACTGATTGATGGAAACAAATTCATCATAGTTATAAATGAATTTTTCCCTCAAAACAATTAAATTATAAATAACTTCAGCGCCAACATAAACAGTTCGCCAATTAATAATATCGTTTGATTCATAAAGTCGAATAATGGGCCGAATGTCTAATTCTGCGATCTGTTCTTTGCTTACTTCGCTTTCAGTAGTAGGAAAATCAGCAAACAAACCAAAGCGGCCTTTTTTCAGCAATCCGCTAATACCTTGTTTGGCTAACTGTTCAATGCCGTTGCCCTTGCCATCACAATTTTCTTCTAATACTTCAAGTTCCGGCGGTAATTCAATTTGTGCATCTTTGCTAAAAATTTGGCCTATTAAACCAGCCAAAGTATTTTTAGTAACATTGTAAAACATAGCGCGTTCCAAATACTGAGTATATCGCGCTAAATTTTCCTTGCTTAAATCGGTTGGGTTGGGTTGCGGCAAATAGCGAGTTCGCCTAGCCTTAATTTTAAAATCGCCATCGCAACAATCGCTAATTAAATCATACACCAATTGCAAGTTTTTTAATTCATAACGGATAAAGGTAACACCACTCATAAAACCACCTTTTAAGAAACTTGCTTAATATCAATAAATTTAGCATCCCGATTGTTGCCCTTGGTTGTTCTATATCTTGCCATATCGTAACAGTGATCTTCACAAGCTGTATCTACATCATCCGGCTCGTCAACATCTCTAGGTAATTCTGGAATAGTGCTAATTGATGCTATGCAATTATCCATGAAATAAAGCGCCGAACCTTCACCAGTAATAGCGGCTTCTAGCCTGTCCCGCATGACCTGCAAGCCTCGTTTGCGGCTTCCATTGGTCTTATCACTGATAAGCCATCTTACGCCTTCAACCTCGATTGTGTTACCAATGGCGTTATCAGCCGGACCTGGAAGCGGTTGAACTTTAATCCAGCCGTTTTCCATCATTTCAATTTCCCTGGCTACAATTCCTTCAGCAATAACAGGAGATGATAAAGCCAAGCCTTTATTAGTTCCAATTTCCTTTGAGCCATACCATTCCTTAATTTGGATCAAGCTTCCCTTCTGTGGGCAAAAGCTAGTTCCGTCTAACATTTTCGCTTCGGTTCCATCGGCTTCGGCCCACCATCCCACAGAGAAAGGGGCTGTTGAACCCCAATCAAAACTTCTATCAATACGCCAGGATTTGGGAACAACAAACCTACGTTTAACATGTATTGCTTTATTCCATACGTCATCAATCGCGGAACCACAAACGGCATTCCAATCACCTTTTAGCCAAGCGGCTTTCAAGTTTTCATCTTTGATATTTTCCAAACTTGCAATGTAAACAGGATCTAGATATTTATTCTCTTTATACGAACCAAAAATTGCTACTTGACTTCGCTTAACTATTTCCTTTTGTTGCGTTCTAGGATTAAATACTTCAGTTTCTTTCGTAATAATTTGGCCATATTCAGCACAATCAATAAATTTGCGCTTAACCCATGTTCGGCCAGCGCCCCAAGGATTGCAAGTTGAAACTACTTCCAAAGGAATATCAGGTAAATCCGGGTTATCTTTTTCTGGTGTAAATGAACTGCGGTTGCATGACATAGCCATATCGTAAAGTTCCGAAGTAGGCCATTTTGTCAACTCATTCCAGCCAATAAACGGAAATTCTTGGCCATGAATTTTATCATAATCAGTTAACTTTTTCATTGCTCTAAATAATAATTCTTCACCAGTAGGCCATACCCAACGATAGTTATCCTTAGAACTGATAAATCTTGCTCCATCGTCAAAAGCGTTAAACCAGCGTTTAGATTTGCTAATCAAATCGTCAAGGCTTTTATATTCTCTATCTGAAATAATACCGCGCCAAAATGGACCGTAACCAATTCCAACCCTAGAACGGAACCTCATTAATTGCATATCAGTTTTACCAGGGCCGCGAGTTCCACAGTTCAATATTTCATTGCAACGGCAAGCCATCGCTAAGGTTTGCGAACCGTCTAAAGGTTCCCATACAACTTTAGTTTCAGTTTCCATTTACTAATTCCCGCTGTTGGTCAATAGCCCTTTTTTCCCATGCTTCATTATCGCCAAAGTCTTTAATAACCATAACCCTGTTTGTTTTTACTTCTGTTACAACATTCTTGTTAATGGTCTTATCTGGCATATAACCAGCAACTTCATTAAACAATTTTAATGCATTAACTCTATCCCTGGGTTCAACCAAACGGTTATTGGCTAAATTCCAGGCCAATTCTAAAGCTTCATTTTTACTAGGAACTAGGCTTAAAATTTCTTCTTCATCTTTCAACGCCTTATCTTCAATGTTTTTTAAGCGTTCAATTTCTGCTAACACTTCAGGATCATTATTCCATTCAACGGCTTTAATACAAGCCATGTTTAAATCGTCGGGAAATACTACACAAGCCGCTTTAAAAGCATTCCCTGGCACTAAAAACAGGGCCAGGGAAAACTGTTTTTTAAGCGTCTCAACGTCCATAGACTTATACTAACGCCTATTTGGATGCCACGCCGTTGATTTTTTCGTATGTTCGCAAACCGCCTAGGCCCAAAAGACCTAAAAGCACCGGCCCCATTTCGGCAAAATCAAGGGAATGAATTTCAAAAGCCTTGCCAGCAATGCCCATGCCAACCCTTACCAAAGGGATCACAAGCCAGTTGATCGCGCAACCGCAACCGCAAACCCACCCGATGAAAGGCCGCCAGCCTGAGACGAACGTGGAAGGGTTTGCGGCTTCAACTTTGTTAACGTCCAATTGCCCTTGATTGGCTGCAATCTGAGCATTAACAATTGCCATTTCTTGAACCAACTTAGCTTTTTCCTGTTCAGTTTTATCCGGCCAAATTTTATTAATGGCGGTAGCAGCTAAGTCAGAAAGTGCGCCAATTCCCAAAGCATCAAGGCCCATTTTAACACCTATTAATTTTTAAATGTTTTAAAACAAGTTTGCTGGCAAGTTTCTTAAGACCAACAGACAATAAAATAACAACGGCATACATTAACCACTTTGGAATATTGATTTTAAATTTAATTTCATCAACCGCCATTAATTGTTCCTCCCTTAGATTTGTAATAAGTGATTAAATCGGTTAACTTATTTTCCCGTTGCCCATAACCAGCACCGGGAAGGCTAGCCCAAATATGGGCGCATAAAGCGATTGCCTTTTCAATGTTGCCCACAGAAATATCAGTCATCGCCTTGCATTCCCGAATCTGTTGAATGGCTATAGCATCCTGGGAAATAGGACTGAAGTCTGATAAATGAAGTTGAATTTTATAAGGTTCGTAATATCTCGCCATAAGCTGATAGCGCCCTGCCGCAGTCGATTTAAGTTTAGCGTTTAACTGCACAAGCTTTTTAGGATGCGCTGCATAAGACGAAAATAAAGAACCGCCGACAATAACATTATAACCGTCATCTTTACCATATTTAATCGTTCCCTCACTATATGCAAGCATATCAAGGAAAGCGCCAAGATTAGGCAAAAGGTTTTTAGATCGCGGCATTTAATACTCGCTTTCTGTATGAGTCAATAAGTTCAACCCTGTTATCAATATCAAAGAACACCAAAAGCAAATTGTTTAACCTAATATCACAATCAGCACAAACCCCAAAATAGCTATTTCCTAATGAACATGAGGACCATTGATAAACCGAAGGCTTGCCGCACTTTTTGCATGGGATACGTTTAATGCCAATACTTGTATAAGGTTTGCGTCTCATTTCCTGGGGCGCTTAACTAATTCAATCATCATAACTTTCATTTCTTTTATATCTTCCCGCATTTCGCTTCTGTCACGAATCGCCATTTCGTTACTAAAAGCAAGCCTTTCGGTAATTCCCTTATCGGCTAATTTTAAAACTTCCTGCCCTTCCTTGTTTTCTGTCATTCGCTTTTCATTGTTTACAACATAGCCAATTAACGAACCAAGCATCATAACAAAAGCAATGACGGTAGGAATGTTAACGCCCCAATCAGCATAAAGCTTTTTGCGTCTTTGTGGCATGACACATTCCCCGCCTTCCTGGACCACGCATGGCCCCGAATCGTTCTCAGTGTCAGTAGTATACGCCTTGCGAGCCATCACGCCTCCCTGTGCCATCCTTGGCCAGTGTAAAGCAAAGCATATGGATAGGCAAAGAAAAACCCCAGGCTTTAGGCGCTGGGGTTCCCTTGGCTGAATTCTCATTTAATCGAAAGTTTATATACGAACCAAGTATTTCTAATATTCATCCCTGAATAATGTCTATTAGAAAATTACTTTTCGCGCCAAACGCCAGCGCCGTGAATCAATTCACCAGCAGCGTCAGTAATGCTGAAAGGCCGCACAATAAACTTGCGGTTGTATTCCAGCACCGGAACAGTCACACCCTTGCGGTTAACGCGAGTCGCGGCAGTCTCAACGGCATACTTCCGATTAGCGGAAGTGACCACGGAACCAAGACTCTTAGCCGGTTCGGGCTGTTTGGCGGTATCAGGCACAAAGAAATACTGACCCACTTCCAGACTGTCAAAAGGATACTTAGAAGGCCGACCAGCACCGCCAGCGCGCTTAGGGGAAGTGGGAACGGGAGCGGAACCGATAACAAACTGAGTCATGGTGGGAACCTTTACGATAGGCGCAACGGCCTGGGTTGAATTAACTTCAGCCAAACCGGAAGCGGTAAGGCGGGTAGCAAACTGCGAATCTTCATTGGTAATATCAAGCCGCTGTTCAGCAAAACCCTTTTTCACAATCGTCTTAGCAGCGGCAACGGTCATGAAAAGGTAATACGGTTCAACCTTCATCGCTTCACTGATTGCGGTAAGGGTTTCAATCTGGG